GGCCGCTCACCAGCTTGGCGAGGAAACCTGCCATGTCGCCGTCGTCCAGCACGTTCTGCCCGGTTTTATTGGCGACGTACTGCGCCAGAGCGGCCGAAATAAAGCTGGCCTGGCGAATCGCTTTATTCACCTGGGCGCTGGAGGCTTTGCCAGATTGAAAACCGGTAAACAGCGTCGGGAGCGATGCCCACTCTGCCTGCGCCGTTACGTTAGCACCTGCCCCTGTTGCGAAGGGCTTGAAGTCATTTGTTGCCATTAGAGTTTTACTCCCCATGCGCCGCTATCAAAGCCGACGATATAGTCGTTATCCATGTCGAAGCCGAAAAATGTCGGGCCAACGGATGGAGTGAGAATGGATGGTGTCAAAATATCGCCAGCCCAGACGCCGGCGGCCTTTACGGTTAAATATCCCTGTTTGATGGCGGCAATAAGCTCCAGCGAGACGTTTGCTATATCGCTCTCTGGAAAAACCCATACCGCGATGGTCATATCCTGGTTATCAACAATCTGCATACGCAGCCCGGAGCCAGCGGTGGCCGCATCAAGAATGGCGGGCAGTGTGTCGTTCTGCCCATTCCAGCTGTTGATGGCAATTTTGGCCTTCAGGATGATGCGATAGGTCTCATCGCTAAGGGTGGTGTAGCCCGCGTCGGGATCGAAGGGGCCCTGCCATACGCCCTGCTCATACCCTAAGCCATCGGTATCCCAGCAGAAGTAGACCCCGGATATCGGCTCGCTAACCTGCCGCGACCTGCCGATCCACAGCCCCAAAATATCGAGCTGTGCGCCGGTCGCCTGATCTATGTCAAACGCCTCAATCAGGCCTTCAACCGCAGCCGACGTGTCAATCAGCGGCCGCGTACTGAGGTCGATATGGTTTACAAACCGAGGTCGGGTGGCGTGATAGTTGGTGATGAGTTCGGTGTATTTACTCATGACGCCACCGTTATCGCGATATTGGCCGTGCTGCAGGAGGCCGATTCGTTATAGGCAATGGCAATGTTGGCTGCCGCCGCGCTGGTGGGCGATCTGCCAATCCGCAGCGAATTGATGTCGTAAAATCGGCTGCTCCCTCCGCTGACGACGCCGAGGTTAGCTGGAGAGTAAACGCGGCTAAGCAGCACGTCATCGCCAATGCTCAGGCTGTTAACGTAGTCAGCGATAGCCTGTTTAATCTGCTCCCCTACCTGGGTGGTATAGCCCGGAAAGACACTTAGCGTTATTGCGGCGTAAATGGGCACGTTGGTTGAACGCGAGAAGCGAATAACGTGCGGGTTGCCGTAGAGATCGGCAACGGTAACGGAAGTCGACCCAAACGTGCTGACGCCCTGCCCTTTTTTGCCGCGCAGGGTCTGAGCGATCGCCGTCACGTCTCCTCCGTCAACGATCGCCGACAGAGAGTGCGCCGGTAGCCCGTTGCCATCCGTCACGCCCGTATCGTTTTCATACAGCTTATGGCGAGTTACCCCGGCCACGTTAGCAATCGCCCCCTCCAGCGCGTCGAAGGTAGTAATGGATGAAAGGGCCACGCTCTGCGCCTGGCGGATGCGGATCTGCGCGTCCCGCTCTGCCTCTACGCCCGGCGTGGCCGACATGGCGTTCGATACCGCCACCCAGCCCAGGGTGGGAGTAGCGATGCGGGTAATGCTGCCCGCTAGCGCCTCGACAGCCCCGGCGGTTGCACAGGTGGCGGTGACGGTGACGGCTCCGCCGCTGCCAATGGTTACGCTGGCGGGTAGAGACCAGGCAACGCCCCGGGTATCCTTTACGGAACCGTGAGTAATGGTGGTTCCCGTCTGACCCGTGATCGTAACGTCCACCGTCGAGTGGGTAGCCGCCTTACGCACGATCCCATTGATTTTAACGTTACGCGTCAGGGCATCACTCATGGCGGTGGCTGGTGAGAAAGAGTTATAGACCTGAATAGCCGTGTTGTTGGCATCGTGTACCGCCAGGGCAACGAGCGCCACCATCTGCCCATCTTTGCTGTCCGGCGCCAGGTAAGCATCCGTACCGTAAATCTGCTGAAAGTAGCCAGTAATGCCAGCGAGAATTGCCTGATAATCAGGCGCGCTGATCCCCTGGTCAGTTACCCTTGCGGATAACCCCAGCGTGTCGAGATTAAGTGCCATTATGCCTCGCTTGTGACGGTAGTGATCCCGTAGCGGGTGTCAATTGTCGCGGTGAATATCACGCGGCGGGATGAGGTGTTGAGGGTGGTATCGAACGCCTGAATGGCGTTTACGCCCTGGGTTTCCAGAATGCGCTGGCGAATGGCCAGGCTGTAGACGTCCGGGCTCTGCTTGCCCAGCACGGACTGGATCCACGGCGTTCCCTCGGTGGCATCAAGAAACCACTGCCCATACCAGAGCATAAAGCGGGTTTTAACCGCCTGGGCCACCGTTTCCGGTGAATCAACGAGCCAGCTGTCGTCACCGTTGCCGAAGGTGTAGTCACCGTCAGCATCTTCCTGTCGGTACTGCATTAGTTAGGTCCTCCCGTATTGCCGCCGCCGGTCTGCACCCCGCTGTGGGTGTGCGTCATCAGGCTTTTCCCTCCCGCCTTCACATCGTTAGATACCGTGACGGGACCCAGCAGCGTTGCCGTACCGCCTGCGGCTCCCATTCCCTGGGAGAGGCTACCGTTGATTGTCACATTGCCGTTAAGGGTGATCGTAGGCGAGGTTACGACGGTGCCCCCCTGCGCGGTAGCGGTAAGCTTCCCGGGCGTGGTGAGGGTGATGTCATGACCCGCCGCCACCTCGACGAACGCCGCGCCATCGTCGGTGCGCAGCTGTGCGGCGCGGGTGCTGATATTGCCGATCTTTTGCGCCTGCGACATCGGGCCAACAAAGCAGATCGCATCAGAAAGATCGTGCATGCGATCGTCTACCGGCTCCTGTACGCCGCCGCTCTGCCACCAGAAATCGATGCAGCGATCGTTAAAAATCAGCTCGCACTCGTCGCCAGGCCGGACCGGAAAAGTCAGGGTACAGCCGCCGCCGCGGGGAAACGCTACCGGCACGTCCACCAGCAGAGGATAGTTTTGCGTTGTCCGCTTGCCGTCGATGTCGATATGCACATAGCGAATTGCTGGCTGCACTACCGCGGTGACGGCGTCAGGATTAAAAGAGTGAATAATGCCTGGCATGGCGACGCGGAGCTGGTTTTTGAGGCTCTCCCGCTCGGATTTAAAGACGTCGGAGAGGTCGCCGCTGCGGGTCTGATCTGATATGGACATAGGATAAGCTCCAGAAAGCAAAAACCCGCCGGATGGCGGGCTGTTTATCACAGGCAAGCGCTACTTAAGCGCTCTCTTGCGGCGTTTTTTTCGCAGCCGGATCCGCTACGCCAGGCGGCCTGCAGACCATCTCCATGTACCACTGCTGGCCCCGGGTATCGCCGGTATAGATAATCTCGCGCACGCTATAGACCCCGTTCGATACAGCGGGAAGAGGTATGCGCTGCTCAAGCTGCACCAACCCTAACAGACGGATGTTGGGGTTAATCAGCACCTTTACCTTTATGCCATCGTCAATCGCCGTCGGGGAGCCAATCAGCCCGGTAGCGCTGCTCAGCAGGATAGCCTCATGCACGTACTCATATTCGGCAACCATCTGCCGCTTGCCATCCACGAATTGCCATGTGGCGTTGCACTGGGCAGCCAGGTTATCCATCAGGTGCCGAGTCATGCCAAACAGCACCCGACCACGGGGATAGACCGTATCGGGCATTTTTGGCGTCAGCCCCTCTGTGATACCCTCGAGGGAAAAATCTCTCATTAACAGCCGGTTGAAATCCGCAGGCGTGTAGCCCGCTGACAGTGTCTGCGCGCTAGTGGTAGTGATAAACGCTTTGATACTGTCCGCTGCCTTAATCTGGACCCAGGTGGCGAGCTTATCCTCCTCCCTTCCGGTCTGCGTTGAGTCGATTTGACCGCTAAAGATCATACCGTAGTTGCGGCCGTCGCTCTGCTCTACCGCTGTTGGGTCAACCACGCGCACTTTACCCACGCTGCTGGCCGCTACGTCCGGGGCGATGCCGTCGTAGCCAGCAATAAGCCGAAGGTGAGTAAATTCCTTCCGGGCGATCCGGCTTACGGTTGGCGCCGACAGGTTAAAAATTTTTATCTCTGCCGACCGGGACGCGCTGCTGGTGTTGTACCAGCTGATGGTGAAATAGACTTTAAACTCGCTAAAGTCGATCCACCTCCCTTTGTCGTCCTTAAGCTGCAGTTCGAAGTGACGCATCCAGTTCTGTGCCATGCTGCTTACTCCGTGATAACCAGTAGGTGGCTGCTGCTGCCCAGATCGGTTTGCGTGGGATAGTCCTGACCGTTGGCATCACAGACGACGATCAGCTTAACGCCGGGCTGTAGCCAGGCATACTGCGCCAGCAGATCCACCCCGGTGACCAGAGGCAGGCCGGAAACTAACGCTTCTCCCCTCTCATCCTGCAGATCCATAATCCAGCAGCTGCCCCGCCAGATGATACGCACCTGCCAGGCCGTGCCAGCAAGGGTGATGCTGAACTGCTGGTTATCTGCGGTAAGGGGGATCGCTTCAATTGTCATCATTGCCCTCCCGACGTTAACGCAATGCCGCCTGCCGGTTTCGTGGTTTTGGTGCCGGTATTGCGCACCTCGGCGGTATTGACGCCCATCTTCATCTCACTTTTCTCTGCCACGTAGACCTCTTTGGTCTGGACGAGAATGACCTCTTTCAGCGTCAGTTCAGCAAAGAGGACGTTTTCGCTCTCGCTTTCCGTAGTCACGCTCAGCGTAGCGATCAGCATATTGTTGTACTGTCGCTTTCCGGTGGTGACGCTGAAGGGCATTCGACGTGCCTGCAGATCCAGCAGCTGCTGGTAGGTCTCCTGTGGGCTCAGCCCTAACAGACTGGTAGCAGTAAGGCTGCCGGCAAAGTCCAGCAGCGTGCCGCCGCCAGCAAAACCAACTTTCATCTTCAGCTCTGCCGGATTTTTGTAGGCGTGATCGGCAATTACCGCACCATCCTCAATAGGATGCTCGGTAATCGTCAGCGTATCGGTGTGAATTTCAGAGGTGACGACGCTGGGAATAATCACGCCGATTTGTCGCGTATGCTGATGAAACAGCGTGGAAAGATAATCCATTAGCCCACCTTTACCTGGTTAACGCGCATAAACTGGGCGTTGGCGGAGTGCTGGCGAAGCTCTACCTCGGCCCCGATCTCCTGCGCATTGTTGCCATAGATGTGGTAGCTGTTGTGCTGATCAAGCTGCGGTCCTGCCACGTTCGACGCGGCGGTTGTGTTCCGTTCCCGCTCGATCAGATCGCGAGAATAGATACTCTGGCTATTCTCCGGGTGGAGCACAGCAGCATTCTTACCCTCAACCCAGCCCATAATCGTTTTACCAACGTTTCGAGGATCAATGCGTAAATGCTTTTTAATCAAATCAGCAACTTCGTTCGCACTCTTTGTGACCCCAGGCAGCGCATCAGGCTTATCGTTGCCCTGCTTAAACAGGCTTTTACCGATTTCAACGGCATCGGACCAGCGGTTTTCACCCACGGCTTTCAGCAGTTCGGCGAGCATTTTAAGCATCTGGTTGAACTCACCCAGCTGCGCAATGGCGTTGCTGAAGTCCCACTTCAGTGACCACGAGTCCAGGTCAATGTTAAGCAGCCCGGCGACGGCGTGTACGAGACTGCTGATGGCGGTTTTAAAATCGCTGATAAGCGCTATCGCATTATCAATCACGGGCTGCCATTCACCCCAGTTGATAAAGCTCTGACCGCCCTCGGTCCATTTTTTGTAGTCGTCCCACAGCAGCGCAATGGCCGCCGCCAGGGCGAGGATAAGCCCGACAGGAGAGAGCAGAAACGCGCTGTTCAGCGCGCTGAGGGCAAGGGCCAGCCCGCCCAGCAGCGTAATGAGATCCTGGGTCTGCCCATCAAGCGCCCCCCACCACTCAGCAAGATCTAATGCGCCCTCGAGGATCCCCAGCAACAGCGGTATGAGGGTATCACCCAGCGCCACGATCCCGTCGACAATCCCGAGCAGCGCCTGCTCAATACGCGGATAGTTATCGAGAATGAAGTGGCTCAGGGTGTCGAGCCAGCCCGCCATTCCCCCGGCAAGGCGGGAGCCGATTTTCTCCTGCACCATGTCAACCACGGCGCTGACCTCCCGGAGGGAGGTCATAAACCGATTCGCGTCTGCGGCAGCGTCATCAGCGTTAAAGCCAATGGTCTTCGCCATGACGCTATGCTGCGTTGAGAAGCTGCCTGCCCCGCCGCGCATCGCCGCCAGGGTATCATCACTGATACCCAACGTTTTTGCGCTCTGGCTGGCGAGGGGCAGCGGCATCGCGCTGAGCTTCTGGCCCACTTCGGTAAAGATAACCGCCGTATCCCGTGGGTGACCCGGCGCATCGCGCACCTGAATATCGAGCTGGCTGAGGAAACGCTCTGCGCCAGGCGCCTGCTGCACAAAGCGTGACAGGTTCTCAAGCGAGCCGCGTGCGTCATCAACGTTGCCCCCCACCTGCGATACCCCATAGCCGATGGACTCGATCCCCTCTACGCTAGCCCCCGTGCGCTGGGAGAGGGCATAGAGATGATCCAGCCCGGTTGCGGTGGTGAGCGTAA